CATGGTATTTGTCTTTAACCCACTGTTTTGTTTGGGCTGTTTGGACAAATATATAGTCCATATCTTCTATCTTTGATACTCCCGGTTGCGGAATAACTTGTTTAGGAAATACCTCTAATACGTTCACATCCCCGTAATTTGAGTGGAATCCCATTGAATTATCCCAGTCAACCATGAAAAAATCGCCCCCTTGTACGGGAACGATCCTTTCCATCTGATCGTTTATGATGGATAACTTCAAGAGTTTAACCTTGTTGACCAAAGCACGTTCAATAGCAAGTGCCAACCCTTCATCGCCTTCATGGAGTGCCGTTACTTTCGGCATGGGTATCGAGGAATCTACCTGGGACTCGATAAGTTCAAGCGCGATATTACGCACATTGATCGCCACATTTTTCGGAGAAACGTTCGTGTTCGGGTTGCCGTTGACTTCCCGTGTTCCTTCGTAGATACCCTGGAATTTATTAATGTCTTTAAGGGTACTTGCATAGGCTATTCTTGCGTTCTCAAGTTTCCCGCGCCATTTATCACGTTTTTTGTCTTCAGGTGTAGGTGCGATGCTCTTTTTAACCTTATCCATTACCCTTTTTAACCTCATTTTGGCTCTCCATACTTTGCCAACAAGTACTGTCTATCTTCTAAACCGGCGTTTTCTATGTCTTCAAGAATAGAATTGTGCCACTTCTTTTCCATTTTTTCGTAGTCTGCTTCGGGACTTCGTACCCACCAAACGCAAAATGACCTTAAACTGTCAACATCATGGGTCAGATCATGGGGGTCTTTAGCGTAAATATTAGGGCGTTTCTTGTCCTTTTGTATTTTCTGCAAGCATCTGTATAGGTTAGGCGCACAGCCGTCTAAAATCGTCAATTTCGGGGGTGTATCTCCAGCTTTTAGCCACTCTTTCATGGATGCACAGCCCGCCGGTAAGTCACGGCTTGTCTTTGTGAGGTTCAATCCGTTCTCACTAAACAAAATCGCCCTTGATTTACCCGTTTCCTGACTTCTTGACCACAAATCAGAAGGTGCTAACCAGTATTCTATGTGTTCATCGCCCGTTAAGGACAACAAAATGTCACAAGCAGCCCCGATTGTCTTGTCCGGCGCGTCATATTCCCTATATACTTGCGCGTTTCCCTTCGTGTCGACTTGAATCCAGTGCGCTGATAGCATATCAAGTCCATAGTCAAGGCAAACATATCTACGCAACTTCCCCTCTAATTCCTTTTTAACAAGGTGTGTTTCGCGTTTTACCTCGGGGAAAAACGATCCACCGGGTACAGTCAACGCTTCTTCAATGGTTGCAGGGTACTCTTGCGTAATCATATCGCCCATAGTACGCTTCGTTTGCTCATACCAAGCATCATCACGGCGAGGGTCTGCGTGCCAGGGGATAAATATCTTGTTAAACCCGTTGTCGGGGTCAGTAAATACCTTTTCAAAGAACGACCCACGCTCGATTGTGGATAACCCTATGACTTGTCCACCAGTGGGTCTGTTTATTGTGGGATAACCAGCTTTCCATATGTCTTCTGCGAATTGCTGGAACGCCCACTCATCAAATATAATTAGGTTTGCCGTAAACGACCTTGCCGCATTGGGCGAACTCGGGAAGCATTTGAATACAGAATCGGGGTGTTGTGGAAAGTGGAGTGTCAAGATAAGAGATGTGTTTTCCCACGTTGCGTTCACCCAATTTATCGGCTGATCTTTTACTGGCGCGAATAAAGCGCGCATATTGTCAAGCATCATCGACATCCTACGCACTAATTCTTGTGCTTCGTCCTCTGTTCTTGATAAACCTATTACAGTTCTACCGGGGTTTATCAATACCCAAAGTGCATAATGTAAGGCTAACCATGTGATACCTAACTGTCTTGCTTTCAGGATCACATTAAGCCTATTATCTCTGAATTGCCGTAGCGCGTCTTTTTGTGCGTCCCAAAGGCTAAAAGGCTGAATCAATGGGTCTGCGTCCTTATCCTCGATATGTCCGTATTTTTCAACGAAGTACTCAAGGTGCGTCCGGCAATACTGATATTCTAATTCTCGAAGTTCACTCGGTTTTAAATCCATAATAAATGACTACCATTGGCAGATATGGTAGCCATTACAGGAGAAGTAAAAATAATAAAAAAGAATTATCCGCTACCATACTACACGTTATTTTTATCTAAAAGTATCAAGTAACCTAAATTTTTGAATATTCTTCCAAAGCTGTCTTATACATCTCATATGTCCACTGATACGACCTATCTATCTTTTCCGCAGTCTGTTCGAGCGTACAGTCCTGGAAATAATAGTAAATCAGAATCTTCTGCAAGGACTTCGGTTGTATCTGCTCCACCTTGTTCAAGCACTGGTTCTTATAGTCCAAATGCCTTAACATCAGACTTGATAACTTCGCCCGGTACTTCTCCATCTTTATGACCGCTTCTTCCATCTTGTTTGAAGGCGTACCCTGAACATTGATCCCGTCATAGCTTGTGGTCATTTTCGTTGCCACCGCCATAAGACGTTCAATCTCTTCCTCTACAGATCGTATGTCTTTCTCCATTTCCTTGATCGGCCGTAATTCTTTTTTAGCTTCCTTTACTGTCATATACTCTCCTTTATTTAAACGGGGCGCATCGGTTGTTAAAACTATATGAGGGTCTTGAGCATTTATTTTTAATCTGTTAATGGGTTATCCGACTTGCCCCGCTTTTCCCTTTCTTCCGCTTTAGCGGAATCGCGATTTTTGAATTTTTGCCACTCTTGCGGATATTCCCAGTCCTTCCACTCCTGGTTCTCCATCCCGGCTACTATGATGGGTAAGATCCGCAGCGCTTCTTCCCTGGTTAGCGCCATAACATCTGTACGCACCTATCCAGTGCTTTCTGTCTATCTATGCCTTTGAACTCGCACACCTCATCGAACGCTTCCATGTTGAGATCATTTACATATGGACAGTTATCGCAATCTAAAGTGTTTACACTTTCCGATATGGTGTTGACACGCTTAAACTCTACACCTTTTGGGGTTAAAGCTATCTCCCCCTTCTTTATCTGCCGCAGCATACTCTCCGCACTCTCCCTATTTAAGTACTTCGATAGATACTCTTTATCTTCGTTAGATAGCCTTATTGATAGGGTTTTCGTTAATTCTGTCATAGTGTTTACATTTTCCTTTCGAGTGTTTACACTTTGGTTTTGGGATAAAATTTTGTAGTGGGATAGAGGGTTCCCGCCGCGGGGATCGCGCGCGCCACGGGGTGGGGGTGGTATGTGGGCCCGGGCGGGTACGATCTGCAGCCCTGCGCGTATTATCATAAGAAAAATTTTCAAATGATCGGCGCTATATTTATAGCAATTATTGCTACAACTCCGGCCGCGATCCTGCTTTCCGGCCTTCATTATTAAAGAACAAACGCAGCAATATCAAGGCTTTAGGGCTATTTTGTCACATTGTACAACTGTTCGTGAAAGATCACTTTACCGAATAGATCAATCATTTTGCTTGTTTTCCGGGCTTATATCCTTGACGATCTGCAGCGCCCCGCCTTCTTGCAGTCTGCCGGCTATAGTTTCTAATAAAGCCCGGTCTGCTTCCGTCATTATCCCGGCGCCTTCTATTTGCATTTGATCTTTAGGCTTATCTCCATTAGTATCTCTTATATATTCCGCTGCTTTGATATTCCCGGCTAAAGCACGTCCTAAAGCAACCCCTTGCATAAGATCATATAAAGTCATATTCGGGTTATCGCGCTGCAGCCGTTGCGCTAAGTCGGCGTCAATGTCTGCATTGTTAACGATATTTTCCGTAACTAGTATAGAAAGTATGCGGTCTAAAGCTTCTTTGGCCGATCTTTTTTCACCCTGTATTTTTCGGGCCCCGGCGGCGCCTTTTTGTCTTATCTCTAAAGCTTCGGCCGGTTCGCGTTCATTTATAGGAATAGGCCGTAAATTTTTCCAACCTTTTTGGCTGCCTGCCGGCTCGATCTCCCCGGCCTGTATTCTTTCATATAAAGTTTTTCCTTCGGCGTCCCTGCCGGCGTCCCTTCTTTTTTGTCTTTTATTCCTTTTATCACTCATAGACAAATAAAAAAGCGCGCTCGATCTTGTGGACCAAACGCGCCTTATATCCTTCCTATATAGTTTTTATTGTAACTTGTCTTTAATTGCTTCCGTCAAAAACTCATTTAATGATAAACCCCGGGCCGCTGCCGCTGCCGTAATCATATCTTTATTTATAGCCCCGTCCCGGCGTAATCTGATAAGTATTGTTTCATATACCTTTTTATTATATTTGTTTGTTGCTTTTTTTTGTGCTGCCGTTTTCATGTGATCATTTTACTACATAATAGGATATACGGCAACAATATCATGATATTAGTACATTTGCACAAGTGATAGCATGATATTTTGTGTGATCTGTCAATATACAATCTCATGTTAGCATGATATTATAACCTTGCAAGGCCGGAAAACAAGCCGGCAAAACATCACAACAAAAAAGGAAGGTATAAAACAATGACAAGAACAAAATCAATGATCTACAGACCTACAGAAGAAGCAAGGGAACTTTTAATCGTAGCAACAAACAACG